AGTAAAGGATAAAGGGCTTGAACCTATCGAAGAAAAAACAATCCAAACTTCTTATCAGCCTTCGATTTATCCACTTGGAGAAATGATGGAGAAAGACTTCGAAGAACTGAAAGAAGGTCTTAAACTTCAAAAACAGGCCAAGGCAGAAGCGGAAAGAAAGAACGACTTGTTCTTTGAAAGAAATAAAATTGTTTCAGAATACGACTCATTTTACATTAAAGGTTCTTTGACTTTAGAAACAACAGAAAAAGAATATCAAGACCTTTTATTGGATTTAGAAGCAAAAAAGCAACAGCACATCCAAGCGCAATCCGAAATAAAAAGACTTGACGAATTGCAACGCAAAAGGGAATCGGAAAAACTTTAGTCATGACAAATCTAGCCTTATTCACCAAAGAGATTAACGACAGGAATTTGATTCAAAAGTTCCTAATGAGTGTAGGTCGAAAATACCCCAAAAGTACACTTGAAACTCCGTTCTATTGGGATGAACTAAATGATATTTTAACCGAAATACAGTAATTAAACAATCAAAATAAACAACGAAATGTCTACTGAAATAGCTAAAGTTCCAACACTAGCAGACCTGACTTCGAATATTGAATTGGCATATAAAAATGATGCTTTAAATTCTTTGCTTAATCAGCAACCACCAGATGTATGGGTAAAAGAACACCCATACATCAAAAACTACAAGTATCTTCCAATTGACAAAACGGAACATCTTTTAAGAAAGATTTTTAAGGAATACCGTATTGAGATTACAGGACAAGGAGTAGCATTTAATGGAGTTTGGGTTACAGTTCGTGTTCACTTTGTTTCACCAGTTACAAATGAATGGTCTTATCATGATGGGATAGGCGCAAGCCAGCTACAAACTAAAAAAGATACCAGCCCTGCCGATTTGATGTACATTAATAATGGTGCTTTGCAAATGGCTTTCCCTAATGCAAAAACGATAGCAATAAAAGACGCTTGCGATATGTTTGGCAGCCTATTTGGTGCAAACCTTAATCGTAGGGATGTTTTAGAATATAAAATGGACGAAAATTTAGCTTTTAAAAAAACCAATAAAGAAAAACTAGATGGCAATAACTAGAAGCATTTTCGAGACAAAAGACGATTGGGGTAAATTCAGAAATGGGTTATTTACTGCAAGTGAAATTCATAGGCTTTTGGCAGAACCCAAAAACAAAAGCGAATTGATTTCGCAAGGAGCAAAAACCTATGTACTAGAAACAGTCGCTAATCTACTCGCACCATCAGAGCCTAATTATTATAGTCAGGCAATGGATCATGGAAATGAAACAGAGCCACAAGCGGTGATGGCTTTTGCTGACAAGCATGGATTGGATATAAATGCCAATGATTTTATCTACACTTCTACTGGTGGTTTTGTATTCTTTCATGATGACGAAAAAGGACTTGGTGGCACGCCCGACATTATCATTTCAGATGCAATAGTAGAAATAAAATGCCCGAAATCAAGTACCCATTTGGAGTATCTAATGCTTAAAGACTTCACAGAAATACCTAAAGCATATTACGCTCAAATGCAATTAAATATGTATCTTACAAATAGGGATATGGGATTTTTCTTGTCATTTGACGATAGATTTTATTCATCAAAAAACCACATAAAAGAGATCGAGGTCAAATACGATTCTCTATTTATGGAAAACCTATTCTCAAAAGCATTAACCGCATTAACTTACAAAAACGAAATTCTTAACAATTTAAAATAAACAAACATGGCTGCACTATTGGACTTATACATCAAAGTAGAAACGCTTGAAACACTTTTAAAAGTAGTAAAAGCAAAGAATGAAAAAGGAGTAGCATTGACTATTTCAATAAATGACGAAACAAATCAATATGGTCAGAATGTGACCTCTTTTGTTAGTCAAACAAAAGAACAACAAGCAGAAAAAAAAGAACGCTACTATACTGGCAATGGGAAAGTGTTTTGGACTAAAGGAAATGTCGAAACGGCTAAAAAGAAAGAACAAGGCACGACAACACAATCTACCCCTGATGCAGCACAAAAAGCAGCGGACGATTTGCCTTTCTAATTCACGTACTTAAAACAAGGTCGATATGATATACTACAAGAAAATAGAAATAATAGCCATAATATTCGCATTGGCTCTATTAACCATAATAACGAAAACCTTATTCTAATGGAAAATAATAATATGACAGGCGAAAATGTGCCTTTTACAAGCGGTGAAATAGGTTATGCAAACTATGCGCAAAATAGCCACCATGAAGAAAAGAGAGAGCCAAAGTTTGGATTTTGGAATTTAGTTCTAACCTTGATTTTCTTATTCAGCTTCTTTGGTTGCGTTTATTTGTACTTTGAGAATTGTACTTTGAAAGAAGAAATTCAACATAAGCATTTATTGATAATGGATTTGGGCGAATTATTAAAGCGAAAAAATGGGAATTAAAGGGAATAAAGGCATGACTTGGAGGCTAACCGAATCGCATAAAAAACTTATT